TCATTTTTCACCTCGACGTCTCAATTCAGCCTCAATCGCACCTTTAAGCGCTTTCTTTTGCTCAGGGCTCAGATCGCAGGCTTCATCTTTGTCGTAAATAGCAAACATCCAGAATTGACTATTACTCAGCAGCCAATAGTAGATGACTCTTAAGCCACCTCGCTTTCCCTTGCCTCGCCTTCCATCGGGCCATCTCAGTTTCCTGAACCCTCCAGTTCCTGGCATCACATCACCTGCAATAGGATCCTCCTGCATTGCATTTTGCAGAGCCCGATATTCTTCATCGGAGAGATACCTTCGCACCGTTGCGGTAAAACTTGTGGTTTCAAAAAATAATGTTTTCATCGGGAACAAAGTGTACGCAGATTGCTTACATTTTCAAGCAGCTATTTTGTGGCCTTCCTAATCGCCCTGCTTCAAGTTCCGCCCTATCTGCCTTGTCTCAGACACACCGTCTCAACATACTCCTGCAACGCACTCAATTGGCGGATGGCGTCATCCCCGTCGACGCCGGTATGGAGAATTCTTTCTGCAACCGCCGGGTCAAGTTGGGCTCGACTTTCTTCATCAGGCTGGCCGGTGGCGCGGGTGGCGGTTCGCACTGCGGGGCAACGGCCGTTGACGTACACCCGCCGAGCACCAGTAGCGACAGCAGCAAGCATGGCATCATTTTTTTCATCGGCGAGGGCCTGTTCCTGTATATGACGGGTGTCCAGATCAAGTAGCAGCTTCTGGGTTTTCTTGCGTGATTCATTGGCGGCGGTGAGCTGGCGGACCTTCTGTCGTTCGGCATCACGTTCCAGTGAAACGACGTCGCGGTCGGCCGTTACAGTGGCCAGTCTTAAAGCCAGGTAAGTACTGGATATCAGCAGCGCGAGGACTATCCAGCCCCAAAGGGGAATCCATTTGAATAATGCACTCATGGCACATCCCTGAAGAAAATATGATGCCCCAGTTTGAGTGTCCGCCTGGCCATCGACGCCCAGGCCGGAGCCTTGAGCAGGGTGGTGGCGTAGTAATGAGTCGCGCCGCCAGTGGGATCAGAGTGCTCGCCTGCGATGACTGCCGAAGCAGCCTGCGAAGCCAGCGCGAACTGCGCGACAGGAATAGGTTTCCTGCCGCTCAAAAAGGGATAGTTCGGATCATTACGGTTCCAGCAACTGAACTGATAAGGCGCCCGGCATACCCCCTCATAGCCCTCCCCCCACCAGTCCGGTTTACCGTCGTTATGCAGATCCATTTCCACCCGATTACGGATGGCCCAGCCGACGGCAATCATTCCCGCCAGGCCTTCACCACGCGCCTCGCCCCAGAGTGTGCGGGCGAGGGTGTCGTGATCTGTTCCTGTTGTTGCCATGGTTTTCTCCGGGCAAAAAAAACCCGCCGGAGCGGGTATTTGTTTTGGGGCTTTAAGTGCACACAAAAAACCCCCGGCAATGCGGGGCTTACTCAGAATCGAAGGCATCGGGAGACATCGGCCAATCAACATCAACCGGGTAACCCGGTTGTTGCTCGATGCGATTCAGTGCGATGCGATAGCGCTTCCAGCTAACTAACAGAGCCTCCTCGGTTTCGGTTGACTCACCCAGATCATGAGCATCCTGAAGAGGTGCAATACGCAAGGTAGATAGCCTCAACTTATCATCGCGCGAGGTAAGTATTCCAGCCACTTTAGACGCTGTTAGTGCCTCCTCATCCAAATGCCATCCACCGTTGCGCCAAACATGAAAGGAATCGGGTCTTGGTTCAGTTGTATAACCTTCCGGCAACTCACCGAGAGCTGTCCATTCCTCCTGGATCCCTGTGGTTGTAGAAAAAACCTCTCCCCGATTATCCGAAACGGCAATCACTTCGCCATTGATGACCGCGAGAATATGACCAATTTCAGGAGTTGGTGGTGCTTTCGGAAGCTCAATTGCATTACTCGGGATTTGTATTCCGATACCCGGAACAACAGGCAACTTTATAGGCCCAGCTAGAGCACCGGCCGCATCAATCAGATAGATTGCAGTCATGATAAACCTCAAATGAGTTTGATTCGGCCTGGATAGGCAATGTTACGGGGGCGCATAATCCCGAAGCTAAGATCATTCCGGCTAGGCACTGCCAAGCCGTTTTCGCCTCCCCCGTTTCCGGCCCTCGCCGCTGGGTAAAGTGAGAGGCTGGTATCATCCAGCCCTAGCTCAATATGGGCTGTAGCTCCAGTCACGTTAGCAAAGTCGGTAACGCTATCAGTCCATGGCAGCGCACCGACGTTATGAAACGTCCCCTTCTGCCAGCTGCCAGCCACCCGACCTGAATCAACACCACGACTCTCATCAAGCACCCTGAGGAAGTCGCCGCGTCCCTCTGGGCCTCTGAACGTAAGAGCGCCATCGCCGGATGTCCAGCCACCCTCATTTCCCAATCGAGCGGCTTCAGTAACAAGGCAGCCAGATTGCTGGGCATGATCCCAAAGCCATGGCCATTCGGAGCGAATAAAAACCGATCCGGAAATAGGCCCGTAACCTCCGGGAGGGAATACACCAGTGGTATCAAACACTATTCGGCCTAAGGGTGTGGGGTCGTTGCGGCCTACCGGCCACCAACTACCTAAACCATCACTACGCAAGTGCCACCAGTCACCAGCCCCCATCAATACGAAAAATGGATAGCCGGCCGCATTTAAGTGCGTATGCAGTTTGATTTTGTCATTACCGGTCACCATCACGTTGAGTCGATTACCGGTGTTGTCTGAACGACGCAAAATCACATCACGAACACCAATTGATGAATTGGAAGGAGGCAACGTAATGCTAACTGCTGACGACTCAGCATTTATCACTACCAATCCCAAATCAACAGGCAGGAGCGTTTTCGAAGAAGACAAATAACGAACCACACTCTGTGAGCGGAACGCTATCTTATTAATGGCGATTGACAGCTGAGTATTACTGCCCTCATCTGGTTCAAGTTCTGCATCTTCAATAACATTGAGGATCTCCTGCGTTACTGCATTCCCCCAAGAACTGGGGATATATGACCCTACTTGACCAGTCGTAATATCTTCATCCGCAAACTGACCATTAACCAGTCCGATGCCTGGCATGCTTTTCGGAAAATCCATAATACCACCCGATAGTTTCATAAACGTTCAGCACAAATCGTTAATAATCTTTGCCAAACAATTAAACAACTTACGCCTTTCCCGCGCTCCAAGGCGAGCCCCCTCTCTTTTTGGAAGTTCTAAACATTAGAAGACGTATTAACCCTTCAGAATCTCAACTTTAACAATCCCGACACTAGAGATATTAAATAATCTTGATACGCCCCGGATAAGCAACGTTGCGTGGTCTGGTCACACCGTACGAGACTTCTGCCGCGCCAGGAATTGGCCAGGTAACTGAAGCATTCGCACCGGCAAGAACCGAGCCGGCGTACAGCGAAGCATCCCCGCCGTCATATCCGAGACGAAGTCGCGAGGCCGCAACATCAGGCAAGTTGCTACAAACTCCCTGTACACCCGGAATATTGATATCCAGCGCGGAAAGACTACCTTTCTGCCAGCTACCAAGAACCCTGCCAGGGTCAACCCCTCGACTCTCATCCAGCACCCGGAGAAAATCGCCTCGGCACTCAGGCCCTCGAAACGTAGATGCGCCATCGCCGGAGGTCCAGCACCCCTCTAAACCGACACGAGCAGCATCAGTGATCAGCATCCCCGATTGTTGAGCAAGATCCCAAAGCCAAGGCCATTCCGACCGCACGAACACAACACCTGACATGGAGCCATAGCCGCCGGGCGTGAGTACCGTACTAGTATCAAAAACAATCCTGCCCAGCGGCGTTTCATCGCATCGACCAACTGGCCACCAGTTACCCGCGCCATCACTGCGCAAGTGCCACCAATCTCCCGCCCCCATCAGCACAAAAAACGGATAGCCCGTTTCATTCAGGTGAGTATGTAGTTTGATTTTGTCAGCACCGGCAGCCTGCACCTTAAGGCGGTTACTGGTGTTATCGATTCGGCGTAAGACCACATCACGAACACCCAGTGCTGCATTTGATGCTGGCAGTGTGACGGTTAGGGCAGAAGAAGACGCGTCAAGAATAACGAGTCCCAGATCTGCAGGCACCAAGGTTGCTGATGCAGACAATCTAAAGAGTGCAGCTTTAGTAAGGGCTCTTTTATCGATTTCACGGGACAACACTTCACGTATTGCCCCTACCAACTGATCATTCTGCCCCTCGGTCGGCACCAACTCCGCCGCCTCAATAACGTTGATAATCTCCGACGTCATGGCGTTGCCCCAGTCCGCCGTGATCAACGATCCAACCTGGCCGGTAACATTGTTTTCATCGACAAACCGGCCATCTACCAGCCCGACGTTGGGCACGCTTTTTGGAAAATCCATTATTCATTTACCCCGTAATTTATAAACTCGTGCGCGTGTGCAGGCACTGCGCGGCGGATGACGCATTCGAAAGCGCTGCTGGGGTTAACGCCGAAACGCTCGCCCCAATGGCTGGTGTTGAAGCGACGGCCCAGCCGCAGGCGGGGGCCGGTGTTGAGGGTCCACATGTACTGCGCTGACCAAGTGCCAAAACGAGCTTTACCGAACCGGGCATTGCCAAAGCGCGGCGTGCGGTATTCGGTGACGGTCGCTTGCAGATACCCCACCGAAATCGCCAGTTGTACGAAGAACGCGGGTGACTGCCCGCCCACTTCTGTCAGGCGACGGCGGACGGCCAGTTGTCGGTCTTCGAAGGTGGGGTTCACGCCCAGGCATGGATCGGGCAGCCCCATGACGTGCTCCCAGTCCGGGACCAGTTCGCGTACACGGTCTGGATCGCTTTCACCCAGCAAGTCAGAAAGACGCAAGTCTTCGCGGGCCAGTTCGAGTGATCCGGCTTCCAGTAGTTGATGAATTTCCGGCACCCGCTCTGCATCCCATGCGGGACCGGGAGGCAACAGTGCCTTGAGCTGCGCGTAGTACGCAGCGGCGGTTCTTATCGCCATAAGATGCCTCCAAAGGTGGGCAGCTCATTGGCGCCTGGCTGTACGTTGCCGAGTGGCGTGAACAAGGTGTGATCTTTTTCGCCTGCCGCACCGCTGATGGCCTCAGAGATGTGGCTGCCGAGCAGGACAACGCCGAGGTCGGCTTCGCGGCTGTGCAGGTCAATCAGTGCGTCTTCCACGGCGGCACGAATGGCGCCGCTGTCCGGAGTCAATTTGATTTCGTACTGGATCGGCAGCTCGACCGGCGCGAACACTCGTACTTCCGCAGTCACCGGGCGCATCGATTCGATGTAGTCGTAAACGCGTTGCAGTTGCTCGGCGTTGGGGATCGGATCGATATCGCCGTCGCGCACAACGAACACGCCAACCGTGCCCGGTCCCATCCAGTGCCTGCGCACCCAGGCCCGCGTCACGCCGGGCACTTCCAGCGCCCAGGTCACGTAGTCACTTTGATTGCCGCCATGGGGCACTACCGCGTAGGAACGCATGACCTTGGCCCGTAATGCCTCGAGGCTTTCCTGCTCGGTGCCGCCGGTCAGACCGGGCTCAAGCACCAAGAAGGTATCGGCGACACCGGCCACCGGCGAAACGGTGGTCAAGCGAGTCGCCGCCGACGTATTGCCCAGAATGCCTGGCACCACGGCTTCCAGTTTTACCGAACCGCTCAACGCCGTGAGCGTGACCGACAGAGACACCTTGAATAGCGCACCATCGCCTTCACGTTGCAGCAATGTCCCGGCATCCAGCACCGCGCCCGCCACACCGGTGAAACTGGCAGTGCCCGCTGAACTCACTGCGGGCAGATAGCTGCGCCTGAGCCGCAGCCGGGCCATGCGCAGCAGGTTTTCTTCATCGGCGGTGTCCGGCAGGATTTGCGCGGCGATGTAGTGTTGATGCCCGTAGCGACCATAGGAAGCGGCACCATTGATGCGCGCCAGCACCTCGGCGTCAGAGCGCAGCAGCGCGCTGGAACCGGCCAGATCGCTGCGGGCGCGGCTGATCAGTTCGGGAAGAGAGGGAGTTTTAAACGGCATTGATCACCAGCCATAAATTATCGAGATAAATTTCCACTGTGGCGCCGCCCGTCAAGGCCAGCCTCACCCGCATGTCGAGCCGCTCGGCACCGCGTGTGATGTCGATCAGGACGGCCAAAACCCGGCCGTCATCGAGCATCCATTGCAGTGCTTCACGGGCGTAATCCTGGGCATCGCGTTCAGTCTGAGCGGTGAGCGTCCGGCGGCGCAGCAGGTAAAGCCGCGAGCCGATCTGGTCATCGGTGACCGTGGGAAAACTGTCGCCCCACCAGCCGTAGCGCTCCGGGTCGTCCAGCTTGTCGTCCACCCCGGCCCGCCGCCATGTCAGCAGGCTGATGATTGCCGCACGACGCCAGGCCAGCTCGGTAGTTGCTTCATTGATCACGCTCATGGCTAGCCTCCCGGCACTGGTTTTTTGTCCGAGCCTTCATGCAGGTGCGTGACCAGGCTGACGCCCGCAGCGACGTGATCGCCCGACGACTCGATGCGCCCGGTGGTGCTGATCAGCGGTGTGTCGAACGTCACTCCGCCGCTCGCCTTGACGCTGAAGTTTGTGGTGTTCAGATCCACAGAATCGGTGGCGTTGATCTGTAAGGTCAGGGTCTGCAATTCGATGACGCGATTGCGTTTGAAGTGGATGAAATCTCCCTCATCGGTGTGCAGCGCCACTTCGCCGTTCTTCAGACCGGTCAAACGAAAGCGGCGATCTGAAACACAGATCACCACGCCGTGTGACCGATCACCGCCGATAAAAGCGGTCAGGCCCTCAGCGCCGGGATGGGGGTTGGAGGTGTAGCCATACGGCTCGAAGTGTTCGAGACCGTCCTTTACCTCGTCGGCGGTCAAGGTCATTTGCAGGGACTGAATCGCCCCGGCAGGGTTGACCAGATTGACGACTCCGCGGACGAGCGTGTTCATCAGCGCTCTCATGTCGAAGGCTTCCAGTAGGTAATAAAAGTGGGTGAACGATGGTTTACGTGGCGCTGCTCAAGCCGTGGGCTCAGGCAGAAACGCCTCGATGGGTGCGACCGTGAGTTCAGCGGTGGTGCCACTTTCCCCAAGGTCGTACTGGATCTGGCTGATCAGCATGTCCTGGTCATCGCCCAGCAACCGATCGACGATGCGCACGATCATGTTTTCCCGCCACAGATCACCGTTCGATTGCCGCCAACCCTGAATCTTGTAGGCGCGGGTCAGCGCCTTGCCCTTGCGGCTGTCGCGTTCCCAGTCGGCGCGAGATTGAGCGAGTTCCTGCGTCAACTGGTTCTGCTCATGAATGTGCTTGAGCCGATTGCGAGGTGAGATGTCGTCAACAGCCCGAGCCTTGACCTGCGCCGCTTTGTCAGCCGTTTCTCCGTCCTCGCGCTTGCGCTGTCCGGTCACCAGGTATTCAGAAAACACGGCGGAATAGTCCCTTTGCGCAGACCCCGTCAGAATGTTTTCTCCCAGTTCCAGACTATCCACCGCCCGACCGCCGCTGCCCGGGGCGACGATAACCAGGCGTCCCTGCCCGTCATCAGTCGAGAACAGCCGGGACAGCGTGAGCAGCCGGTCGATGGACTCGAACACCGTTTCACCCGGTTCAATATCGTGGTTCTTCACCGGAAATGTCTTGGCGACCTCACTTACCACCTCGACGCCATAGGGCGCGGCCAACGCCTGAACGATGACCTGCACACTCTGTTTTTTCCATTGACTGGAGGAGCCTGTTGCGGCGCAGTCGACCAGATCTGCAGTGAGCGAACGCCCGGCCACGGAACGCGTCACGCTGTTAGCGTCATAGCTGATCGGGGTCGAATAAACGTGCCCCGTCAGCACAAGGTCCGCACCAATCCGAATTTCGCAGGGAGCGCCTTGCTTGACCGGAACTTCCATGTCCTCGCCCGGCCAGCGCCAAGAGACGCCCAAAGTAAAAGTCCGCGCCTGTTGCTCGATACCGGCAGTGATACTGACTGTTTTCCAGCCACGGTAATCCCTGCCGTCGACGCTGAGCGTGACGACGTTTTGCAAGTCCATGGGTTACTCCTGAGCGACTTGAAGGATCGCTGCCGGCAAAAAGCCTGGATGAGGAATGCTGTTGCGCGCGACGATTTCATCACCGCGTGTGGCGTCCGCAAACTGCCGGAACGCCAGCACCACAGCGGGCACTGATTCTTTGGGCGACACGTCGACAAGATTGACTCCTGAACGCGCAACAGCGGTCAGGTGTTCCCTCATACGTTTGCGAACCGCTTCGATGCGCTCGAAGTGCTCGTGATCAGCCAGCAGCGCCGCTTGCCAAAGCACATCACTGAGCGCGTCACGCAATTGCGTGATGTCGGCTGCAACCGGTACTTCGGGCCGTGCCACCGGGGTGGCAACCTGCTGCTCCAGACTGGGCACTCCCGGCAACGCCGAAGGCGCCGCAACCGCAGGCATGGCCGAGGCCAGACGGAGAGCATCCGCCAGCACCACATCGCGAACCAACTCACGCGTAGCAGTCACGGCTGCGACCGTGGCCGCGCCTCCCGCAGCCGTTGCCGGACTCACCAGCCCGAGCGCCGTTTCCACCTTGGTCATGGCCTGGCGTTGCGAGGTTTTGAAGCGATCAAACTCGCCGGTCATGCTGGAGAATTGCGCCCCCAGCATCGTTGACAGGTTCTCCGGAAAATTGGCCAGTGTGTCCGCCAGCGAAGCCGCCGAACTGACAAAGCCGGTCAACTGACTGAACTCGTGCTGAATCGCCAACTGCACTCCGGCAATGCCGTTCTGCATCGCGGTCATGCTGATCCGCGCTTTGTTGACCAAAGCCATCGCGTTCTTGTATCGGGTCAGTGCCGAATCCAGAAAACTGCGGTTTTCCATTTCGAGCAGCCTGGCGGTGTTGGCTACCCCAACGGGGTAACCTTTTTCACCCGCTTCCACGAACGACAGGGAAAATCTCGCGATTCCCCCATCGGCTCGCGCCTGCTTGACCTGACAACCCTCAGTTGCAGTCACGGTCATGCGCCCGAACCAGGGGTGAATCAACTCCCCTGAGCCGGGTTGATCGAGTGCGTGCAACAGGTTGTCGCGCTGCACAAAGCAATCGTCTCCAATGACAAACGCCTCGAAGGTGATCGCCCGGGTTTTGCGCCCCATGTCTTCGACCAAAGGCCGATCACGCTGGGGATATTCATGCAACTGCGTGCGCCGCCCCACTACCGTACTGTCACTGTCGACCCAAAAGCCGACACCACGGAACGAGGCCGACTGCAGGTCATCCCGCCAAGTCTTGCTCATGTCGCTGTCCTTTATTTCGAGAGGCTACTGCTGCGAGAGGCTGCGAACGCCCCTTTGCGATATCGAGAAGCCCGGCTGATTGGTTTGAGCCTCGCCAACGGTGGTGCCCGGTGGCGCGTTCTGGAACTGCACGGTCAACGCGCCTTGCAGGTTCATGCGGTTGTTGGCCGCCGCCTGCTGATTGAGCGACCCGGCCGTGATCAGGCTGCCGGGCACACCGGGTTGATCAGGTGACCGCAAAAGTGAATCGACTGATGCGCCGCCTTGAGTGAGATTGCGCTGTGCCTGTTCGTTGCGGACGAGCTGGGCGGCATTGGCTTTCAGGAACTGGCCAGTACCGCCGCCGACGCCGACGCCTGCGTTGGCCTTACGCTGATCGGCGGCAAACTGACTCAACTCATCGGTAGCGCCCTTGATCAGCCCGCCACCAAACAACCCCATCATGGGTTCGACAATGGTTTTCACTTCTCCCCAGAGCTCGTGAAACCAGGTGGCTACCGGCTCCCAGTGTTTCTTGATCAGCTCCAACGGAGACCAGTCAAACACGCTGGCCAGAAACCCGGTAAATCTTGAGGTGAGTTCCGTCACTCCACTCCAAATCGTACCGAAAATGTCCGCGACAGGCGCCCAGAGCTCAATGACTCTGGCCACAGGTGGCAAGTCAAAAATACCGCTGAGGAAGTTCATGAACGGGGACGTTACCGCCTTGACCACATCCCAAAGCGCACTGAAATAAGCCTTCAACGGCTCCCAGTTCTCGATGATTGCGCCTAGTGGCGACCAGGAAAAAATCGCCTTTATCCCTTCCCAGGCCATCATTGCTGCTGCCTGAATCGTCGTCCAGACTGCCTTGAAAACCGCCGCAACCGATGACCAGTTGGCAATCAACAAACCAGCAGCAACGGCAATGCCTTGAATGACCAGAGCGACCGGAAACATCGCTGAGACGCCGCGCATGACCGCCATCGCGACCGTCGCCGCCACCACTGCCAAACGCAAAACCGTAAACCCCGCCGCTGCTCCGGCGATGCTTCTGACCAAGCCGGGATTGGCCTCGGTAAACGCCGAGACCTTGCTGATCAAAGGCCCGATCGTACCGAGGAAATCATTGACCGGCGGCAACAGTGCCGTGCCAATCGCGATGCCCAATCGCGTCGTCTGGTTATTCATCAACTGCAGCGCGCTCTCGGTTGTCGACGCGCGCGCTGCATAAACTTCCTGCATGGAGCCGGCATATTTCTGGCTGTTGCCAACCAGTTGAAAGTTACGGGACAGCGCATCGAGACCGGTCACCAGCGGAGCAGCGGATGAGTCACCGAACAACTGCGACAGCATCTCGCTCTGTTTGCCCCTCTCCAGCGCATTCAGCTTGGTCAGCACATTACTGATCGTACCCTCCGCATCCGCGGACATGCCTTGGGATACCGCTTGCGCATCCAGTCCCAAAGCCTTGAACGCTTGCTGCTGGCCCTCGGTAGCGAGGATGCCCGCTGTAAGCGTTTGCGTGAAGTTGCGCATGCTGGTCGCCGCAGCCTCTTCAGACATGCCGCTTCGAACGAAAACAGCGCCCATCGCGGCGGTCTGCCCCGCACTTAACCCGGACGTGCCAGCGGCAGTGACGATGCGGGAAACTTTCCCCGTGTCTACACCACCGGCCCGGCCCAGTTGAGTGATCTGGTCTGCCAGCGCCACCACTTCAGTCTGGTTCAGTTTGAAGTCTGTCCGCCACCGCGCCATCATCGCGCCGGACTGTTCCCCGGTCTGATCGAAAGCAATGCCCATCTTCAAGGCATCTTCGGCAAACGTTTTCAGTTCTTCGCGGGCAACGCCCGATTGTCCGCCCAGCGCAAACACTTGCGCGATGCCCGCAGCGGACACCGGCAGCTTTTCCGACAGGTCGAGCACATCCTTGCTCATCGACTTGAACTGCTCAGGCGTCTGAAAATCAACCACCCGCCTGACCCTGGCCATAGAGCTTTCAAAGGCAATAGCGGCTTTCGCGCCATCAACGAAGGGCTTCATCAGCCCCTCCTTGCCGGTCAAAGTATCCATGAAGGGAATATTGCCCAAGGCGCTCAAGGATTTACTCAAGGTCGAGATTTCTTTCTGCGCGTTTTTGAGCTGGGGCGACAGCTTGTCGACGCCGGTCATGACCACCATGACTTGAATGTTATTAGCCATTATTCCCCCGTTGCTCTTCGAGTATTCGAAAGGCATGCCGCTCGCTTTCCAGAATTACATCCAAAGGTCTTCCCATGAGCACCTCAGGGTCCGACCTCCAGAAGTAAGCGAGGTCGTACACCACGCCGATCAGGTCGGCGACGCCACCGAAGCGCTCTGCAGGAAAAAACCGATGATTTTCCACACCAGGCTGTTCAGGTCCGCCAGGTCCAGTTGGTTGACTGATCCCGCCGGAATGGCTGCGCACACCGCGATGTATTTGCAGGCTGCTTCGATATCCGCCACCGGCATCGACGAGTCGGAAAGGGTGTAAGGCAGCACTTTGATCGCCCGACACTCCTCAGCCGTCGGGCGACGCAGGTGCAGCTCCGTGAGTTCCTGACCGTGCGCCTTGATGGCGACGGCCAGGGCAAAGGTCTCTTTGCTCATCACTGCCAGTCCCCCGAGATGCCTTCGAATTTGAGGCTGACCTTGCCGTCCTCACTGGTACTGGTCATGTCATCTACCGCGTACGCGCCGCTGAGCACGTAAGTGGTGCCGTCGTTGAACTCGGCGGTGATCGTCATGTTGGTGCCGGTTTCGATTTTTGCCCGAGGGAAATCGACGGTACGAATCGCGTCAACCTTGATGAACGGCGTCACTTCGTTTTCCTTGAAGTAGCCGACCACGACGGTTTCGCGCTTGACCCGGGACATCGGTACTTCTACCGCGCCCGTGATAACCAGCTGTTCGCCGTCGACCTTGATGTAGCAAGTACCCGCAACTTTCTGACCCATGTGAATCTCCACGAAAAAGCCCGCACAGGGCGGGCTTGGAATGACGTTTGATTAAGCGGCTCAGGCCGCGTCGAAATACTGCAGACGGAACTGATACAACAGCGCGAACACGCGCAGTTGATTGACCAGATCCGGTGGATACAGCACGTTCAGGCGATTCGGATTGGTCGCGTCGCGCTCAACGATCAGGTTGTCCTTGAAGGCGTCGATGTTCTCGACAATCCCCAGACGCACCAGCTCCCCATAAGCAGCGATCAGCTCACCGCGGATCACCTTCGGGGTCACCATGCGCTGGCCGGGGCCGAACTTTGTGCCGTCGTTCGCCAGTTTATGACGACCGTATTTGCTGGTGATGCGGGTACGCAGGAAACGCAATACATACGCCGACTGGTGCAGCGGCTCGCTGTCCAGGTACGAGTCATCCGGCTGGTTGTACGCGTTACGCTGGTACGTGGTGATCGCCCGCTGGATGCGCATCGCGCTGCCCGAATATTCGAACGTGGCGATGCCGCTGCCGAGCAACGACTGGTATTCATCCAGCATGAAACGGTCACTGACCGCTGCAGGCTCGATGGCCCCCAACTCACCCGATTGCGTCGGGCATGCAGGGTCGGCGCTGATGAACACCGCAGTGCGTGCGCTGAACTGTGCGGCGACTTCCCATACCGGTTGCGGAATGCTTTTTTCCATGGCGCCGATAGACACCGATGGGTCATTGCGCAGCTTGCCCGCAGCTACCAAAGCACCCAGCGTGCCGCGTTTTGCACTGTAAACCCGACCGTAAATCTGCTTCGCCCAGGACCAGCGGCCCGAGGTGAAGTCCATGGTGGATTTCCAGTAATCCAGCGTTGCGGCGTCAGTCCATGGCTGACTGATGAACTCGAACGGTTCGTCGCCCAGAGCAGCCAGTGTGGCGGCCATTTCCGGCGTACCGACACCACCGGCCATCGCGGCCACAACGACTTCCAGACCGGCTGGCAGTTGCTCGCCATTGGCGGCACCCAGTCGGTTGAAGCTCAACTGGATATCGTTGCCCAGCTCGCCTTTGAACTTGCTGGCCAGCGTCACCACGCCCGCTTCGGCAGTGGCAGTTACAGGCAGATCGGTGGCCGCATTGATAGCGCTCAGCAACGCAGCAGCTGCTTCGGCGGCCGTGGCCAGTTCAGGCACGATAGCTCGCACCCGAACGCCGCCCACATACAAGTTCAGCAGGCCGGCCGCGGTGGCGGTACCGGTCAGCGTGACCTTGCCTTGCGCATTGGTACCGGACTCGATTTTGAGTGGCAGGCACCAGACCTCGCCTGCAACATCGATCTTGCGATGCGCTGCATGCATGGCCCACAACATCGAACCAGCGCCGCCAATGGCACGCGCTTCGGTGCTGCGCGAGATCAGCACCAGGCGGCCGATGTCTCCACTGGTTGCATCGTCGTTGACCTGACCGATGATCAGGCGTCGCAGACTGGAAGCACCGCTGTTGGCCATTGAGTTATCAAGCTCGGCGTAGAACAGAGGTACACGAAGATCGGATGGAATCTGGCTGAAACCTACAGTCATTTGGCGGCACTCCCTTTTGCTTTGGGCAGGGCTGAAGCCATCCCCACAATTACGTCAGCATCATTGATCCGTCGCTGCCAGTAGGCAGTCAGCGGTACTTCGTAGCCCTCGACGGACAGCAGTTCGCCGCCCCGGGCCGGATCCGGAACAGCCCGGCCTTCGGCAGGTTTCACATGCACTCGTTTCACTGGGGTATATCCTCACGGGTTTTGAATTCGAAGCGGCCATCCGGGCCGCGCTCTGTCAGGTTTCGGTCGACCATCGGGTCAATGAAGTCGATGTCCATATCGACTCCCTCAAGCAGTGGCAGGCCATCGTTGACCTGCTCCTGCCACGTTTCTGGAGCCCCGGCCGGGTCACTGCGACCCAGCATGAACTCGGTGAAAAAGCGGAATTGGTAAACCACCCGGTTATCGTCGATCAGCAACATCGAGCTACCGCTGTACTGCAAAGGATCGTCTTCAGCTTCAGGCTGAAAACCCACCAGAGCAGCCCAGAGCTGAACGCGAATGCTGTGAAGTTCCCGAGTCGCGGCCTGGCCATATTGATCACGGTTAGCCAGCGCAACGTTGATCAGGTATTGCTCACGGACGATGTGCCGGACCACGTTGGTGGTGGATTCCTGAGCCGTATCGCCCGCCGTCAGGACATAGGCGGCGGGCATCGCAAGCTGGTCGTCGGTACGGGCGCTGTCCCACTGCAGGCCACCGGCGACCCGGCCCTGGAAACCGGGGCAGCGCTCGCTTACCTGTGCAATCAAAGTTGTTACGTTCATCTCAGAACTCCAGTTTCAGAACTCCAGACACGACAAAGCCCCGTGAACGGGGCTTTGCAGTGCTGATAAAAAGTGGCTCAAAAACCCGCCGAATGCGGGCTCTCAGAAGCTATTGGCGTGCAGGCATCGAGCTCACTCTCCGATCTTCCAGACTTGCGCCAGGTTGCCGTTGCTCTGGTAAACAGAGCCGACAAATACCGCCAGGATCATGACCAGCGGCCAGGCCTGAACCGGCATGACCAGCATGCCTTTGCAGATGTAAACCATCACCGTGCCAGCGCTGACCATCACCAGCCAGGCCAGACAGCTCATGTTGCGGCGAAACCGTGCGCCCTTGCGGCGAAACGTGAAGAGCCGTACGAACAGGCCCATGCATAACCAGAACGTCACCTGGGTGAGCAGTGCGCTAATCAGAGGCTTATCCATCATGACCTCCAGGCTGCCCGGTCTCTAATCTGCCGCGCCGTTTGATGGCTGCCAGCGCCACAGTGACCACCAGCACGGAGGCCCCGAATGCGGCGGGTCCTGAATACTTGAAAGGACGAATCCCCCAGAATTCGAAGTCCACTAAAGCGGGGGCGAACAAATAACCCATTACAAATGACACCATCAGAAAAACCATCCGCTTCCAGACCGGCATTTCTTCTGTAGTAGTAAAGAACACCAATGCACCCGCCAATGCGCCGATGGCGGCGAGCGTATCGATGCCTGTCAACAATCCTGCGAAACCCGCACCGGCCGCACCAGCGACCACGACAGATGCGGCCGTGCTCGCTGGCTCGGCCATGCTCATACTCCATTGCTATTCCCGGGGGAAAAAGAAACCCCGCCGAAGCGGGGTGGGTGACTGCCTGTAAAAGGCCTGATGACGTGGCTGAAAAGCCTGCCTGCCGCTGCTGCCTCAGGCGTAAATCTCAGATCGTGCCGCCTTTGTACCTGCCGCCGGAAAGCATGGGAAGAGGCGATTTTGCGGTGGTTCAGATGCGACTGGAACGCGACAGGAATGTGACCACAACACGACAAAGTCGCTCGACGAATGGTTGCCAGGTCGTCGTTTGAAGAGCTTGGCAAGCGGATGTCCTGTAGGAGCCAACTTGTTGGCGAGACGGGATATCTGACGATGCAGGTCCTACGTCTCGCCAACAAGTTGGCTCCTACCCAAAATGCATTTCAAAATCAGGGCTTGCATGCGTCACGTGCTGGACGGCACGCCACGCTTACTCGTACCCGCCATCACAATCGACATCACCTGCTCATGCAGCCGCTGCACCCGGTTGCGATAGGTTCGGTCAGCCCCTTCGGCAATTCCTGCAGTGCGCATCTGTTCGCGGATCGGAACAAGTTCGCAGTAACGTTGCGTTGCCAGTCTGGCCAAAGCCGCCTGACCCGGTGTGCGCTGCAATTGCGCGACGGCGCGATCTATTGCGGTGGCGATGGTGTCCATGCCCGTGCCGCCGCTATCCAGGATGCGAGACCCCGGCGTGCTGCGCGGTGGTGCCCCGCCCCATTCAATCAATGCGCCCAACTGGCTGCCTAAACCGCCACCCAGACCTCGCTCGCGGGTTTGCTCACCCCAATGCACCATCAACTTTTCGATTTCCTTGATCATTTTGTTCCCTCGCCATTCAACTCAATGTCCGCCACAGCAGGCATTGTGAAAAAACCCGAAGCGCAGCCCGCCGACCTGACCGAAGTCAGGCAAAACGTCGCAACCTGTGGGATGAGCAAAAAGATTAGCAATCGCTAATATTTACATCAATAGCAAAATGTAATTTACTGTCTGCTAACGCATAGCGATGATTAAGCCATGGATATTTACGAACAACGCCTTAGAGCCCTTCGCCATGCGATGGCTGGCCTCACCCAAAAAGACTTCGCCAACCAGTTCGGTCTGGACGCGTCTTATTTATCGCAACTGCTAAACGGCCATCGAAAGCTGGGGGAAAAGGCTGCCGCCACCCTTGAGGGCAAGATTGATCTGCCCGCAGGCACGCTGGTTTCTCCAGATACCAATGATCTGCTCGAGGGAGCAGCGCCAAAAACAGTGGCTCCCGTGGACACCAAAAGAGTCATGGAGTCCTTGGGGTTCATCACCATCCCGCACCTCAACGTCGCCGCTTCGATGGGCCACGGTCTGGTGCCGGAAAACCAGGTCGAAGTCATTCGCGAGATGACGGTCCACCTCGACTGGCTGAAAACCCAGGGAGTGCCGTACTCCAGCCTTGAAAATCTGGCGATCATCACCGGTGATGGCGACAGCATGGAGGGCACGTTTCGCGATGGCGACTCGTTGCTGGTAGACCGGGGAATTACCGAAATCCGCACCGATGCGGTGTACGTGTTTACTCTGGACGGCGATCTATTCATCAAGCGCCTGCAGCGAATGACCGGAGGTGCACTGCGGATGATCTCGGACAATCCTGTTTACCCCCCGATCATGATCGACGGCGCTGATCTGGAGAAAATCCATATTCAGGCGCGAGTGTTGCTCGTGTGGAATGCCAGGAAGCTTTGAGCCTCTGAGCCTTTGAGCCTCCGAAACAGGCCGATGAATGCGCCCGCCGATGCGGGCTTTTTTATGGGCGAGTCAAAAAAGAGTACACGCGTACTCTTTTTCTCTTGCCGTTCAGCTCATCGATATTTACTGTATGTATATACATAACACCGAGGAGGATCACATGTCCAAGACGCAAACCAGAGCCCTTGTCCCCCCTACGTCGCTTGAACTGCTTGGGGCACGCCTTCAGAAAGTCATCACCTCCCCCGCCGCTCGTAAGGAGCACGCAGCGCTGGTCTACAAGGCCCCGGATGAGTCCCAGCAAGACTGGGATCAGATCATTGATGCCATCACCGAGACCGACGGTGTCTATGCAAACGTTCAGGAAGACGGGTCCGTCCGCGTGTTCTGGGACGTACCGGCTCAAGATAGAGAAACCCCTTCAGAGGAATAGAAATATTTAGCAAATGCTATTGTATAAATATTTAGCTATTGCTAATTTAATCTCGTACCCATTCATTACCGAGTACGAGTCATGAGAAATCCAAAACACCACCCTCGCTGCCAGGTGTACCTGCATCCGGCAGCAGCTTCGAGTCCTGAGGCGGTTCGGGCTATCCAACGGCAAGTCGGCCTTCTTCTGATCATCACCCCGAAAAAACGACGTGAGTCGTGCAATCCAGCCAGTGCAGATGAATTCAACCCTTGGGGAGGTGACGCGGCATGAGTCAGACACTCAATCAACTGCGGTCCGAATTTGCCACGCCCTGCCCGACTCTGAGCGCCGTTCGAGAGCGATACTTTTCCCACCTGTCGAGCGACCGGTATCTGATGCGCAAGATCAGCAGTGGCGCAATTGCCCTGAAAGTCACACGGCTGGGCGGTTCCAGCAAAGGACAGCCAGTGGTGTACCTGCACAATCTTGCGGACTATCTGGATGCTCAAGATCAATTACAGGCTGCATGACCCATGCGAGTGCCGCTGTCCGAGAGCGGCACTGATTTCATTCTTGCAAAGCAAAGACTGGAGACCCACATCTGCGTTTCCAGCAAAAGTGATGCAGGCGATCAGCTATCACGACATGTCTAAATCAATACTCTTAACCAATACTGCTGATATTTAAGACTTTTTTCTGCTTATTACTGGATATTTCAAAATAATCAGCTAAGAAGCCTAAAGCTGAAACGTTAAACGTCGATAGGTTACTAACGTTTCCTCTCTCGACAGGCTATTCGCATGAATCTGAGAAATCTCAACATTGCCCCCCGATCGCTGCTCTGTTTTGGCTTTTTTGCCTTACTGATCACCGCTCTGGGCCTGTTCTCATTACAGCAGTCAGTTGGTCTGAAAGAATCACGAGAGGCACTGCAGGACAACGTATTGCCGACCGTTCAGACCATTGAGCAGATCAAGACCGATCTGGTGACCATCCGCCTGGGCAACACCGGCTTGCGTGCGGCATCAGACGCGGAAGGGGCCAAGCGACAGGTTGATCGCATCAGCCAGGCACGTATCGGCCTGGAAGCAGACGTACGCAAGTTGAAACCTCTGTTGATCACGGAGGCCGGCCAGAAAGCGTTCAGCAGCATGGAGCGCAACCTGATGGGATACCTTGCCGTGCATACACGCTTTCTGGACGCGGTCGCCCAGAAGCGTGAAGACCTGATCAACGCAATGACCAACGCCACAGGTGAGATGACCCAGGCTGCGGAACAGTTGAGCAAGGACATCACCGAAGTTTCGCGCCTGGCCGACCTCAAGATGGCCGAGTCCGATGCCATTGCCGACCAGACCTATTCTCAATCTCGCAACGTCACCATCATCGCCATTATCGTGGCGCTGATTGCGACTCTCGGCCTGGCTGCACTGTTCACCCGCAGCCTGGTTGCCCCCATTGCCAAGGCATTGGCCGTTGCACAGCAGATCGCTGCCAACGACCTCAGCAAGCCAATCGATGTGGACGGCAAGGATGAACCGGGCCGCTTGCTGCAAGCGCTGTCGGTGATGCAACAAAACCTGCGTCGTACACTGGGCGAACTGAGCGATTCATCATCGCAACTGGCATCGACTTCCGAAGAAATGACCGCTGTCACTGAAGATTCATTGCGCGGCGTACAGCGTCAGAACGATGAAATCAATCAGGCTGCCACGGCCATCAACCAGATGAGCGCGGCCGTTGAAGAAGTCGCACGCAATGCATCGCTGGCCTCCACAGCCGCACGCGATTCGAGTCAGTCTGCAGAAAATGGCAGCAAGCGAGTTGGCGAAACCGTGAGCGTGATCAATGAACTGCATCAGGCGGTCGGCGTCACTGCGGTTGAAATCGACGGGCTGGCCGTACAAGTGCAGGGCATCAGTGGCGTGCTGGATGTGATTCGTGGCATCGCCGACCAGACCAATCTGCTCGCTCTCAACGCAGCTATCGAAGCGGCACGAGCGGGCGAAGCCGGTCGTGGCTTTGCGGTGGTGGCCGACGAAGTTCGGGCACTGGCCCATCGTACTCAGCAGTCCACTGCCGAAATCGAAAAAATGATTGCCTCGATTCAGGACGGTGCTGGTAAAGCGGTCAGCGCCATGGGCCATAGCAGTGAGCGCGCACGCGCCAGCCTTGATGTTGCCGAAGCGGCTGGCCTGGCGCTGAAGGAAATCACTGCCGCTATTGTGCAGATCAACGAACGCAATATGAGTATTGCCTCGGCCACTGAAGAGCAGGCGCAAGTCGCCCGGGAAGTTGACCGCAACCTGACCAGTATCCGCGACCTGTCTTTGCAGACCTCAGCCGGAGCCAACCAGACCTCGGCGGCCAGCAACGAGCTCTCGCAACTGGCGGTGGGCCTGAATCAGTTGGCGCTGCGCTTCAAGATGTGA